ATCTTCAAGCTCGGTTTTATCTGCCTTTGCAGATAAGGCTGTGTTAATCGCAATTGTTCTCTCACTTAGCGTGTTGATGTTGTCACCCGCAAGCGCTATTTCTATGCTGTTCTCGTATATGCCGTTTTCGATTTTGTTGAGGTTTTCTGCGCAAAGTGGTGTAGCTGTGCTCGGTGCGTCTTCCCAATTTGTTTTTGTGTATGCCATAATATTTATTCCCCCTTTGCCTCTATGCTGTCTGTCAGAGCTTTAATTCCGCTCAGTGTACGGCTCAACACATAGGCTTTTACTTTCTCTTTTTTAGGTTGTCCTGCGTTATCATAGACAAAATCACCGTTTGAATCAGTAACATAGCTTTCAATTTCTAATCCGTCACCAATCTGCACCCAAGGCCTGCCGTCAAGAGTAGCTGCAAGCGGTGTGTAGGAACAATTATAAAATCGTTCGCCTGTTTTGCCGTTAAGAAGATTTTGTACATTGTGTATTACCGAACCGCCTGTGCCGTCATCCTCCTGTCGGCAGACTGTATTTTTTGTTAAGTCATAACTGTTCGACTCATCGCCCCACAAAGTTTCAAACTCGATTGTTTTTTTCTCCCTTGACGAATAATCGTTGATAAACACAAATTTGTTGTAGCCGCTGCAATCGTATTCTTCTGCGTATAAGTTTTCGTAAAAATTGTATTTTTCTGTACTCTTGCCGAGTTCGATGTATCTAAAAACGCCATAGCTTGCATTAGGAATAATTGTTCCAAATACTCCGAGCAATTCACAGCAATTCTTGAGCAGTTCGCCGTATGTAATAGTATTTGAGTCCTCAAGCCACGCTCTGTTGTATGTTGGAAAATTCCGTACAGTTAAGCCTGTTGATTGGTCTATCACCTCATCAAGAATATCTTTGTTATCCTCAACCTGAATTATATGCTTTCCGTTGTAGTTAAGGCATAGCACAACCAATTCGCCAATTTTATAGCCGTTTGGATAAGTTTTCCATAAATTAAACAGCTTATTTGTTGCGTCAATATCATATAACATAGAGAGTGCATCATAAGCGACAATGTGTCGCTTATTGCGGTTATTCTTGTCAAGCTTGGCACTGTCAATAATACCGCTAAACAAATAATATTCCTTTGCAGCTACGGTTTCTCCCGGCAAAAGTGATGTACCTAAAAACAGCTTTGCAGATGGCAGCAGCTTTTCTCCACTCGGGAAACGCTGCGTTAATTTTACACTTATCCATTTACCGACAAGGTCTGTTGTAAAAATTCTGTCGTCTGAATTTACAAGGTCAATATCAAATTCAGAAGCAATACAACCGCCGAATTTTAATTTACTTTCGTCGCAAATTGACTGTGTAAGGCTCATACTTTCACTCGCTATATTTTTCTCTGTTATATCCGGATATTCACCGTCGGGAAATGAGATTGTCAGTATATTTTCAATCAGATTTTCAATAGTCTGCTTTTTGTGCAGGCTTGAAACCTCAAGCAAATTAACCACCTCTTAATATTCAATAAATGTAAATGTTACCGCCGCATATTTAATGTTGTCTGCGGTAATAAGCTTTGGCGTGTATGTTATATCGGGTATATATGCGGTCATAGTGCGGTACGCAAGAAGTTCATCGTCCCAGTATTCAACATTGAGCTTGCGTTGCTGAGAATTTGACATAGCACCGTTTAAAACACTGCGAATAGTTCTCATTTCAGCAAGGGTAAGACCGTCCTTGGTATTGAATGTAATCTTAGTTTTGTTGTTCGGTGATGTTACTCGCCTTAAAAGGTTGTTGCTGTCACGATAAGCTTTAATCTCCGTACGCTGTAAAGGTGTGGCTTGATAACTCTCTTTAGCTATGAGCTTATGCGGAAACTGCAAGCCGTTTTTCGGGAATTTAATTAAATAGCCTTTAAATTCACCCAATCCTATCCCTCCTTATGCAAAAGCGGACCTGCCTGTGCGTTTCTTGATTTTGTTGTTCTCATCAGCAACAGCCTCAAAAAGCACTCTGCCGTCAGGCATAGTCAAGGTAATGTGAATATCACCGCCGTTGCCCGCTCCGCCGTATTCAGAAAGCACTTCAGCCATAGCCTGTTTCATTGCTGATATTGGCGAAACAACTTCCGCTTCACGCTTATTATCGCCGAGAACTGCAAGAAATTCACCGTAATTTGCAGGTACATATGTGCCTGTAGCAAGTTTGGGGATGTGCACCTTATCAAGCCGACCTGCGTGCCATTCCTGTCCGAATAGCTTGCCTATCGAATTTGCAACCGTGTCAACACCCGACAACATTTTATTGATTGCAGAAATAAAGCCGTTTATAAAAGTTTCAATTCCTGTTAGTGCATTGTTAAGAGGAGTTTTTAGAATGTCATAAATCGGACTAAAAGCATTAGAGAACACGGTTTTGATAGGTGTTAAGGCTTTTTGTATTTTGCCAATCATCGAGTTAGTAGAAGAAGTAATCTTACTTGTGTTTTTACTGAAACTGTCTGCACTTTTTGAGCTTGATGTTTGAACTGTATCGCCGAGTTCATTGAATTTATCTTTTGAACCGATAAGTACACCCTGTGTGCTTTCATTATCACTGATAATAGAGCTTGATGACTTTTTAACTTTGTTAGATGACATTTTTACAGAATTTGATGCCGCTGCTTCAAGCTCTTCCCAAGTTGTAATGTTATCATCTTTCAATAATGAAAGTACGGCGTCTTGACTTAATATATCATCATTTACAAGTTTAATATATTTGCTGTAGTCTTTTGTCCCACCGTTCAGAACGCTAAGTGAATCACCTGTTTCTTCAAGTTTTTGACTATATCCATCAAGTGCGTCTTGTCCTTTTTGCTGTTCATCGGTCATCTCTGCAATGTTTGCCGCGGCACTTTTTGCTCTATCAGTTGCGCCAATATTCCAAAATAAAGAACGAATACTACCCTCTGGGGTGTAAAAGTTTTGAAAATTATTACCGATAGTATCGTATAAATTTTTATACACATTTTTATTTAATGTTCCACTATCTAATTTTCTTTGCAATTCTTGTGCTGTCTTTGTTAAGTCACCTTTTTGCTTAATCAATTCATTTGCGAGTATTTTAGCTTCATCTTTACTTAATTTACTTTGATTATAAATTTCGTCAATGAATTCTTTTGTTGCTTCATCTGTATTATTTTCTTTTAACAATGCTTCAACTTCGATTTCTTTCTTAGCTTTCGCTGTAGATAAATCAGAATACATTGAACTCAGTGTCAACTTAGCTTGTGCTATTTCCCATTGATTTACTAAATCATCAAGATTTTCAGAAACTTCGTCTATGTTGTCTTTGATAACGATTTTACCGTCAATTTCTTCAAGTGTCAGAGTATTCCATTGATCGTCAAAACCGTTGACTTTTTCAGACAACAAATCGACTATTGTCTTATACTCGCCCTTTTCGTCTTCGTCAATTGTACCGTCACTGATAATTTCTTGCAGTCGCTCTTTAAGCTTATCAACATTATCAAAATTGACTTTCATATCGAGTTGAGTATCGTTAAGCTCGTCCATTTTGCTCGACATCTCATCAGATAAAGATTTCCATTTATCTGTAAGTTCTTGCGTTTTGTCGAGTTCTTTCCTAAGTGACGAATTGTTCCACTTATAATCGTTGTAAGCCTCAATCGCAACTACGATAGCAGTAATTGCACTTGCTATTGCAAGCAACGCATTTGCACTCATTACTTTTCCGATGTTCTGAATAGCAGATGTGACCTTTCCTATACTGCTCGCAATAGCCTTACCTGTCTTAAAAGCTAAAACAGCCGTGGCAACAGCACCGATACCTCCAGCTACTGCTTTTAACACAGATGGGCTTATTTTTTTTATAATATCTGAAATATCTTTAAGCGCTCCGGCAAATGCATTAAGCAAATCAGGTACAACCTTTTCAATAGTCCACTTTGCCAAAGGTAAAAGAATAGTTTTATAGGCTTGTTTTAGCTTATCGCCACAGGCTTTTAACAGTTCTCGGAAAGCTCCGCTAAGTGTTTCAACCGCTTTTGCAACAGGGTCAAGATTTAGGTCTTCAAGCCACTCAAGCCTGATTTGCGACATATCATCAAGAAAACCTGTTATATCCTCTACTATACCGAGAATGTTCTCCCATATTTTCTTACCTGTTTCGTTTTTCTCCCAAGCGTCTTTGATTTTGGTTCTGAGAGTTTCTGTATAGTTATTGCAGTTGCGAATAATCTCAAGTATATTGCTCCAAATTTTCTCGCCCTTACCGTCATTCCACACCTGTCTGAATGTATCGCCTACCGTATCCAAAAGCTCAACAAGGCTGTTCCACTTGTCGATAAACGATTGCACCACGCTGTCACCTAAGCCTGCTTTCTCCCAAGCATTTGTAAAAGCCTCTGCAATGTCGCCAACTGTGCTTACAAAAGTGTTAATTAAGGAGTTAATATTTCCAAGCACTTTTTCGCCTGTGCCGTTATTCCACACTTTTGCCCACGAATTTTTAATCGTTACGCAGGCGGTTTTTACCTTGTCAAGCGAATTTACAATATTGTCAATAGTCTTGCTTGTGCGCCTGTCGCTGTCAAGCATAGATTGCTCAAGTGCATTTTGCATTGATTTGATTTCAGAACTTGACGCTTGCGTATTTGTGTCTGAACTGTTGTCCGAGGTGTCACTCATCACATTAAGCTCATCAAAGCCTGCAAGGTTTTTCTGTAAATCCTCGGCTGCCTCCGATGTTTTTTCAATCTCAGAAGCAGAGCTGTCCGCTTGACTTGCAAGGTCTGACATATCGCTTACAGCTGAGCTTGTCGCATTGCTTGTTGCAGTAGAATAGCCGAACACCTGAGCTGTAAAGTCTTTAAATTTCTGTGCCGCAACGCTAAGTCTTGAAATAAATTGATTAATGCAATTAAGCAGCGGAGTAAAAGCATTTATCAAGCCTTGACCGATTGTAGCCTTGATACTGTCAAACTGCAGCTGTAAAATTCTCGTTTGATTTGCCCAACTGTTCTGAGTGCGTGCAAAGTCACCCGTTGCTTTGCTCAACTGACCGAGTACAAAGTTATATCTAAGCGTTACCTTTTCTGCCTCAGTCATAGCAGATGTGGTCTTGCCCCATCCGTTTGCCATTGCGTAATTGTCAAGTGCGTTCTGCGTCATCACAATGCCAAGGTCTTTGAGCGTTTCGGTTTCACCGCTGAAAACAGATTTTAGTTTTGTGTACGCCTCATCTTGTGTGATGTTATAAAATGACGCCACATCGCCCGTAAGAGCAGTTAATGATGTGGACATATCAAATGCCTGCTGTTCAGTAAAGCCGAAAGCCTCCGCCATAGAACCAAAAGTGCCGACATATTTTTTAGCCATAGTTTCAGACAAGCCGTAGGATTTTTGTGCCGACTTTGCCCAATCGTCCACACTTACAGACATATGGCTGAAAGTAACATCAACTACATTCTGCACTTCTGCAAGGTCTGAGCCAAGCTCTATGCTTTCCTTGCCAAAGCTCACAACCGCCGCCGTACCGAAAGCGGTAAGCAGCGTTCTGCCAATCATTTTCGCCTTGCTTTGCAGTCTGTCAACAGCCGTTCTGACTGTTGTAAGCGACTGCTTAGCTTTATTTGCACTCAAAGTCACTGCTTTCTGTACCTTTTCAGATATATTTTTTGAGCTGTCTGCAACATTTTTATCAATGCTTTTCAGCACATCAAGAACCTGTTTACTGTATAAATCAGTATTTTCTTTAATATTTTTGCCTGTTTTTTCTGTTTCTTGCTCAACCTCTGAATTTGTTTTTTTCACTTGCTGTGAAACAGAACTGTTTACTTTATCCCAAGCTGCCTGCATTGCCTCTGCTTGTGTCATTCCTGTTCGTTTCAGAATAGAAGCAATAGACATTGCTTTCGACTTTGCACTTCTCTCTGTATCAGCAATTATATTTTGTATCTGAGCGCCAATATCTGATGTGTTGTTTTTAACTTCATCAACTATTTTGTCGGCAGAATTTGACACTTGTTGAGTTGCATTTTGTGCAGTCTGAGCAGTAGTCTTAGCACCTGCCTGAGCCTTGCTCTGAGCTGCCTCAATAGCTTTATTGATTCTTGCAATATCGCTGTTAAGACCGCTTGTGTCGATTTTAGTATTAAAAATCAAGCTACCGTCAACCGCCATGTAATCACACTCCTTTCAATATAAAATAAAGGGCGTAACGAAATGTGACACCCTTGTGGTATAAAAACAGCGCACACCCGAAGATGTACGCTGTAATTAGCTTATTTAGTTGTTATGAGTTCTTTGCTTCAAGTTTCTTTTGTGTTATACCTGCAATCGCAAGCTGTTCGTATGCCTTAGGGGCTGACAGGCTGTCCGGAACAGGTATTCCATATGTATCGCAAGTCAGTTTATCCATTTGAGCAATTTCAAGAGGTGTACATCCTTTGTCTTTCATAATTGCACGCTGAATACGCAGATAATTAGCAACACCGTTAAGATACTTTACCGTATCTGGAGAAACAAATGCATTAACCGCTTCTTTTACTCTGAAATATGTTTCCTCGAGATTTTCAAACTGCTCCCACGCCTTGTCTGTATCAAGAATTTTGCAGTGGTGATTTGCCCCTCGTTCGGTCCAGAGGTAAAGGCGAGTAACCATATTATTAGGGAAGTAACTTTCGGTTACTACCTTTTTAAATTCTTTGAGTTCGTCACCCTGTAAATAGAAATAATGCTTTCCCTCTATGAACTTTTCTTTATTTCTCTTGAAATTGTTTCTGATATTTGTTGTATCAGTTCCGTATGCCTCTGCAAGCATTGCAGTTGTAATAACTTTCTGTCCTTTGTATTCCATAGCTTTCATATCATTTAACCGCCTTTCTCATTTCAGCTTTTGCAGCTTTAATGCCTTGAGCATATCCAAATGCGAATGCATCGCAAATCATATCACATACACTTGAATTGGTACGATAAATTTCCGTAACGTTCTCGTAGCCCATATCATAATATGGATTAATAGTGCCACGAACACTTTTGATTACATTTTTTACATTCTTTACACAAGCCATAATAAAAACTCCTATCATAATTTTAATTTGACAGAAGTTCCGCTAAATGATATAATAGATTTCAGATAGAGATACTTCTGTCTTTTTGTAACGGTAACTAATCGCTTTGGTCGGTGGATAGTTGCCGTTATTTCTTTTTAGGAAACAATATATCGTCCGAAAGAATTAAGTCTGATATGGTTCTTGCCATAATATCAGTAAAATTAGACGGTTTTATTTTAAGATTACACTCATCCATAACATCCTGTATTACTTTTGACACTCTTCTTTTTAAATAAGATTGCTTTTCTGCTAAATTCATTTCAGGAAATTTTTTGAGGTCCTTAGTAAAATACTGTTCATGAAGATTATCAATGACTAATTTTTCTATTATGTCATTTACATGACACCCCTTTTCAAGTGCCATTTTCTTCAATTCGAATAGTACATCTTCATCTATTGTTGTCCTAAAAGCTTTTCTCATTCGTCATTCGCCTCCTATGTTCATATAGTACACCGTTTATGTTCATATGTCAATACCTATTTAAAAATAATTTGAAAAATTTTAGCCACCCCGTTTGGAGTGGCTTTTTCATTGTTTTTTAATCCATTACTTTAAAATCCAGTATGGATAGATTTATAGTGGATATACATTCTCCGTCAAAAGAAATGTATAAGCGTTTTAAAATCCAATATGGATAGATTTTAACAGCTACCCTCATATATACCAATTAACCTTTAGTTAATCTTTTCCAATGACACTTGACACACACCCTATCATTTCCTTTATTTATTTGACTACATACAGGGCATTTCCAGTCAGCTCTTGGTTCTTTGAGTTCATTGTCCGCTTCTTTACCTGTTATACATAATTTTTCAAGGTACACAAGTATCTTTGCAATTCCACCAAAAATGAAACACAAGAAAGCTGTACCAGTCCACACACTTATTAACGCAACAATAGTTTTATACTCATATGCCATTAATAGACCTATAATTATACCAAAAACCGCAATACAGAGAGTTAAACCCTTGTAAAATTTACTGTTCATAAAATCACTCCTTTGTTACATAATATAACAAAGTTTGTTTATTGTCAACAATAATTTTATAAAGCACCTATACAAGATTGTTTATAAAATCCTCTTCGGCGTCAAGTTCTGCTTGCTGTTCGGGAGAGAGCTTTTCCTTGATGTCAACAAGCTCTTTGTGCTCATTGTAAAAATCACGCTCCCATTTTTCAAGCTTTTTGCCCTTAGCACGCTTGCCTCTTATGTTCATTACCTGCGAGAGCAAGCCGTCGCCTACCTCACTGAAATAGCCGAGAAAAGTCCACCAATGCACATAGCTTGCAATCCTTGTTTCAAAGCCTGCGACCTTGTTAAGTGCTGGGAAAATAATGCTTTCGTCATAGCTCCAATCAATAATTTTGACTGGAGCTTTTTTCGATTTCGGCACATCTCCGCCGTCAAGAAACCACAATGCCTTTTTGAGTGCCTCCTCAACATTCTTTGGAACTTCCTTGTATAAGCAATTCAAGCATACTGCCGCTTTTTCGCAGTAGGTTAGCTCTTTGTCGGCATAAGCCTCGAAAATCAAGAGAGCAATACGAAAATCGGAATTAATCTCGTACTGCTCTCCGTCTATTTCAAGGCTTGTAGGAAGTAATCCAATCACTTTGCAAGCCTCTTTGCTTGATTGAGGTACTTCTCAATATGTTTGCTCTGCTGAGCGTGTGCGTTTTCAATGTCACTTACGATGACCGGCACAACGCAGTTGAGAAAGTTCTCAAAAATCATACTGCCATCATCACAGATTGAAAGGCAATTTACATCGCCAAACGCACCCTGACTTACACCTGCACCGAGAACATAGTCTATTTCTTTGCGGATTTCCTTGTCAACATCAAGAAAAATTTCAAAGGTTACATCCTCGGGTTTCATATTCTTGTACTTCTGCACAAGCGCTTCGGTGCGTTCTGTCAGCTTGTTAATTCGCTCAACGAGTGAGTAGTCTGTGGTGTTAATCTTGATTACCGTGCTTTCATCATTGTTGATTGCATATGTTTTTAAGGGAGTTTTAAAATTCAAACTCTGCATAGAATCACTCCTTATACAGTTTCGGTAAATGTCGGTACCTTATCTGAGATTGTCGCTGTACCCTGCTTTCTGTTGCCGTCAAATGTAACATTAAACGGAATGTTTACACCGCCCTGCGCACCGCCGTATGACTGCGGCTTAACAATGCAGTCCTCAATCCAAGCATCATAAGGGCCTGTTTTCTTGTCAATGAGCACTTCAAGAATTTTGGTTTTGCAGTCATCACCGGTAAGGCGGTTCATTGCAATGTCCTTAATTTTTGTATAAATACTGTCCCCTGTGTTTGCGTAATATGTACCTGCGTCAAGGGTAGGCTCGTAGCCGTTGTCATTTACAGAGGTTTCATCAAGAATGTTCTTTACTGTGCTTGTGTCCGGACTAAGCTCGACCGACATATCGTCAATGTCCTTGCCGATAAGATACCACTTTGGACTTTCGCCTGTGCCAAAGCTTGCGTCAATAAAATGTAAAAGGTAACTTCTTTTGAGTTTACCGATATCGGGTGTTGATACTGCCATAATAATTCCTCACTTTCAATTTTTAATCAATTTTCAATAGCGTATTGGGCGGTGATTTGCAATTGGTACTGCACACCGCCGTTGTTGTTTTCGTCAGGTATGCTGTAAAGCATTCCGTTTGAGCAAGTGAGTTTTTTAAGCTCACCATATAAAATGTTGTCGCCGACTTCAACTTCTATGTCACCCTCTGCGTGCCGTTCAAGCCACATTTGCAGTTCAAGCAACATTCCGCTGTTTACAAGTCGGTCATAGTCGTTGAGCGACTGACAGGTAGCGTACAGGATAAAGGTGTGATTGCGTGTTTGATTTCCTAAAATGTCTTCGCTGACAAGCGTGTCGCCTGTCGGAGAAAGTCCAAAATCCTGTACTTTGTTTGTTGAATAATCAATGTGTACAAGCTCGCCGATTTTCGGAAACTCCTGCACAACGGACCTTACAAGTTCGATTATATTCATTTTGCATTACTCCCTAATATTTTTGCCGCCGCCTGCAAAATTTCGTCTCTGCGGTCGGCTTTCATTCGCTTAAACCACATTTTGCCCGCAAGCGGGTGCTTGTCCTTGCTGTACTGAATATCTCTGCCTGTCGGGTGTTTTTTCTTGCCTTTAGGACTTCGCCAACCGCCGTCACCGCTATAGCGCCCGAATACGATATGCTCCGTACCGTCTTTCTCTCGCACGATCGGATAGTTAGGACCATACACCTTGCCATAGTAAAGATACCTTGCATAAGGTGTAATCTGTTTAATTTCTCCACTGCCTATAACGGTATGTATAGTTGCGGAGTTTTCGAGTACGCCCATTTTAAAAGGTGTGTACGGCTTCATCAGCTTAATGCAATCCTCGTCAACCTCTTTTTGAGCAAGTAACAGGTTATTATTCAGATTGCCTGCAAAGTTCTTGCTCCACTTGAGAGAAAGAGTGCCGCTAACATCAGACGGCTGATTCACATTAAAAAGCATTTAATCACCTCGCAGATACTTTGATGTGCTGTAAATCCGCAGGGCCGTAAAGCAAACGGTCAATACTCATTACTGTGTGAATTTCGTATTTGTCACGCAAGGTTTTTAGGCTCTCTGATACGCTCCTGTCGCTTGAATTATCAAAGATGAAATTACACTCACCTTTTACAATAATGTCTTGAGAGGGGCACAGAGGGGATATATCAGCGTTTAGAAACAGACCGTTGCTCGGAAATAAAAAATCATTCGGAGCAAGAACAAGCGCATTTAACGGAATGTATATAGCTATTCCGTCAGCGTTCTGCATTCCGCTTTTAAGTACATTAGCGGCTTTGCACTCCTGCCAATGGCAATGCGGAATAATAAGCCTGTCAAAGCCTTTGCCGTTAAATCTGTAAAGGGTCAGCATAGTATCCGTAAACATAATCAAACACCTCTGTACAAAAGGTCTGTGTCTGCAAGATACTTATATACTGCGGATTTAACACATCGTGTAAGTTGCTTTTTGCGAACCTCACAGCTTTCATACGAGCGTGACACATCTCCGACTTTTTCTGATGTTATGCCCTCACTGCCGCTCATATTATCGGCTTTATACATCAGCTCTGCGACCTCACAGCAACAAAGTTTCACAGGCTCGATTATATCCTTTGTATCGTCAATATTTGAGCCTGTGTAAGCATTAATAATAAGCGTTGCCTCTCTTGCATAGTAGGCAAAAGCGGAGGTAATGACCGCTTTTCTGCCACATAGATATACGGATTTATAATAGTTTTCGTCAGCGTAAACGGTCATACTTCACACTCCTTTAAGACTTAACCGCTGTGTGACAGTAAATACCGGCGGTCTTGTTTTCGTACACATCTGCAATGCCTACCATTCTGTAACCGAACTTGTAACCGTCCGAGTCCTGATTTACCGACGGTTCAATTACCTTAGTGTCAAGGTGCTTAGTAAACTGGATAAGGGCAGGCTTATGAATAATCATAAAGTTGATGTTTGAGGCGGCAGTGGCTTTCTGATAGCCGCCCTTGGTCTTGCCGCTTGATGTGCCGTCAAGCTGTTCAATCGCTGTATAAAAGCGTGTCTGCGGCACTGTGATAATCTTAGCAAATCTGCTGAGAACCTCTCTTGACTTTGTTGTGTCCAAATCCTGCACAAGTCCGTAAAGAGTTGGTGTAATGTAAAGGTAACGCTGCTCGTACGGAACTTCGTCCTCGTCCATCTGAGTAGTACCCTTGCGGAGTGCCTCGATTACTGCCGCACCTGTGGTAAGGTTTGCAGGTGTGGCAGAGGTAATACCTGCGTGACTTGCGTATGCAGCAAAGCGAAATGCGTCAAGCTCCGGCACAACCTTGGTGCGGATAAATTCGCCCGAAAGTCTGCCGAACGCAACGCCTGCGGTTTCGATATTGTCCATTGTGTCCACATTGAACATTCTGCCTCGGTCAAAATTGCATTTTACGGTTTCGTTTGTGAGTGTAACATCACCGTTCACATAACCGCTGTTACGACTGTAATCCGCAAGACCGTCCATTGAAATCATCGGAATAATAAGCTCGTTTGAGTTTGCACCAGCTGTTGCAAGATCAGTCGCACCGTCAAGCTCGCTTGTAAGTGCCGACTGCTTATAAACCTCATCGAGCAAGGCTGTGTAAGTTTTAAAAAGTGCAATAGAATTTGCCATAAAATTTCACCTCATCAATTATTTTTCGTCTGTACTAAGTCCCATTGCCGCTCTCATACTTGCAAGAGGGTTTGACTTAATACCTGCGTTTCCTGTATTCTTTACAGGATTTTGGAACGGCTCATCAGAACCGAACATATAGCTGTTTTCGCTCTTAACGCTTTCAAGAGCCTTAGTAATATCGTCTGCCTGATTTTTTGATGTTTTAAGACTGTCAAGGTCAAGCAAAGCCTTGACCGCCGTTGCGTTTCTCGCACCGCTCTTTGAAATAGCGCCGTCAAGTACAGAGTTAAACTCCATATCGGCAATTTTTGTCTGATACTCGGTTTCTTTGTCTTTAAGGCTTGTGTTGAGTTTTGCGATCTCGCCTTTAAGATTTTCGACATCTATGCCCTCAAACTCTTTAAGTGCTGTCTGTGCTGTTTCAAGCTGTGATTTGTAATTATCTCTTGCTGTTGTGATTTTTTCAACCTCTGCAACAGTCTTGTAATTTGCAAGCACCGCCTTGTCAAACTCTGCCTTTTTCTCATCGGGAATCGTAATACCAATTTCAGAGAGAAGTGTGTGTATGTTCTTCATAATATAAATCCTTTCTGCATAGCTTATATTCCGCTTTGCCTGCGGTAGAAATTCAGCCGTATAAACCAACGGCGGGGTAAAATAAAAGCACCTATGCAATCAAATGCAAGGGTGCTTAATCTGCTTTATTTTTGTTGTCTTCAACCTCAATAACAAAACCTCTGTCAATAAGGCTTTTCGCTCGGTCTTTGGTACATTCAAAGACTTCATTGACAGGTCTGTTGATAAGACCGTTCATTTTATCGTTAAACGACACAACTACTTTTACTTTCATTTTGTCACCGCCTTTCTGATTTTGGGTATTAAAAAAGCACTCAATCTGATTGATTAAGTGCTAATCTCTGTATTAAATTCACGCATAACAAAACCGCCCACAAGGAGCGGTTAGTCTTCTTCCAAGTAGTCAAATTCACTCGACATTGAGCGTTCTTTTTCTTCGTCTGTTAATGTAGAAAGAAATTCTTCCATACATTTTATTTGCAATTCAATAGGTCCGTCGATAATTGCGTTTCTTGATTTATTTTCTTCCACTCCAAATCACCCCAGCTTTTGATTTATTTAGCAAAGTTTTAACAAATCTATCTTTTTCCTCATCGGTTTCCTTAACCACTATCTTCTTATACAATCTATTACACTCAAGAGCAAATCTATTGTTGTCAAAATCATCGGTTTTAGTTAAATATTCAACTGTGCCGTTGTTTTTTACAATAGTAATTGTTCTAACATTTTTATTTGCAAATACATCCAAATCGTTCATAGAATAACTACTGTTTCTCGGATGATTATGTAAAATAGTTAAATTTTTTCCTTTTGTCTCCAAGTATGTGCCAAAGTCAATTTTTTCATCAGAACCTGTAAATGGTTTATAGTCAACCAATCCGTCGCGAAAAACAAATGCAACTTCTTTATTGTCATTTTGTTCTTTTGAAAATTTCAAAAGTTCCTTATGTTGTTTTTGAATTTCAACCCTTTGTTCTTCAGAATATCCGGCAATATCAACTTTCGGCACTCGCTCGATAGCTTTATCTGTTATTGGCGTAATAGGCTTTTTATTTTCCTCTTTTATTATACCACTACCGCCCGATTTTTCAACACCGAATTTACCTTTAAAGGTATGATTTTCTGTGTTTTTAATCGGCAAAGAAGTAGTTTTTATTCCGCCTATCGGTGAACTGGCTTTTTTAGGCTTTGTAATACCCTCAACGCTGCTGCCGCCAACCGTTACCCTGTCCCATTGTTGAGAAAGTCCGACGCTTTTTGAGAAGTTCACATATTCATCGGAAGTTTTTACATATCTTGCACGAGCGTTAATTATTGCTTGCTCGTCAGCCCCGCCTTCTTCAAGCAATTTTATTTTCTGCCTTTGTGCCCGCATTGTGGTTTCAAGTCTGCGCTGTCTTTGGGTTGCCTCGTACTTTGTGTATGTCTTGCCGTTGTATTCTACAGGCTTGTTTTCCTCTGCGTTCATCTTGTCGAGCTGTTCATCTGTGTATGTGCGTGGAGTTATGCCGGGAGTGAAAGGCGAATATGAGTGATAGCAGTTTGCGCCGCAAAGTCCTGTTACCGTGCCAAGTCCGCACACGCTCTCGAGTTCTTCCTTACTGTACACTCTGCCTTGCCACACCTGATGGCTCGGCCTTGCTCCACTGTGCCACGATACCTCAAAGTAATTTGTGCCGAGTTTTTCGGCGTTTTCCTCATTGATTTTGCCCACAACCTGATTCAGTCCTGTTGACACCGCACGCCTTGCCGCAACGGTAACTCTATTGCTGTGACCGCTTGCATAGTCAACCGTACGCAATCCGCTGTTTGTCATTTCGGTTACGGTTTTTTCGAGTACGGTATTATAATCACTCGCACCGCTTGCAATTTCCGTGACAGCTTTATCAAGTGTTTCTTGATAATAGTCTGCAACGGGAGTAAAGCCCAAACTGCCGTCAGGCTGTCGCTTTGCAAAGCCCATTGACTGTGTAATGTTTTTACATTCGTTTTGTGTCTGCTCTTGTACGGCCCTCACAAATTGCTGTAGTGGCTCGTTTTCTGAATATGGTATAAACTCCTTGCCTTGTTCAATAAAAGCACTCTCCGCCTCGTTATATCCGCTTTCCGTTATATTTGTAAAGATGTTTTCAACTTCTTTATCGCTAAGGTTAAGTGTCCTTGCGACAATGTCTTTGATTCGCTTTTTGCTTGTACCTAAATCGTATAATCTGCTCATTTTATAGCCTGTTGACGGTATAATCTCCGCAGCTTCAAGTAACATTCTTACTATTTCCGTCATTATGCTCATTTGCAGGCTGTCAAAAATTTGCTCGAGCGCAATCGGGATTGCCTCTGTAACTTCGGGAGTAAACATCAGTCAACAACCTCCGAGGACTGCGGCAGGTTCTTTTTTGCTGTCTTTTCGTCCTCTCCGTACCATTTCATACGATACTCATCAGGTCGCATAATTCCAAGACTCAAGTCCTGAATATCCTGTGTGCGTTCGGTCTGTTCATCGGTGAGAATACTGTCCTTAAAGTCACAAACGAATGTGTAACCGCTTGTTGTCAGCGAATTGTAAAAGGCGAGAGCATACACCAAATCGTCAAGACAATATTTAAGCTGTTTCTGAATTGCCGATACAGTGTTGTACTTTCGGTTCTTAGCCGATAATATCTCCGTAGCCGTCTTTGCGACAGTGTCGGGGTCGGATAGGTCGCCATATGCAAGACCGACCGAAAATTCAAGTCTGCGAAGATATGTATTTAGCCCGTCCGTAATATCAGATTGACGAATTGCAGGAGAAAAATCTTTGAACAATTCATTATCTCCGAGGTCAACATCTACAGCTTTGTAAAGTCTTTTGTTGAGTTTTTCAGTACCCTCTTTCTTGAAAGCTGCGGCATCAACATGTATTGCCCTTTCGCCGCTCTCAAACTCCCAATCAAGTCTGCCGAATTGTGTGTCTATTTTACGAATAAGATTTATGTCATTTGCGTAGACAGAAACACCGCAAGATGAGCCGTCAATCGTATTTTTAATCGGTGTGCGAAAATAACCGAAAGCAGGGCGGAGCATTGCAGGGTATGTAACAGCATTCGGCAGGCTTGCCCACTCGTCAACTGCCGCAAGCGGAATTTCTCTTCCAAGTTGCCCCTCACTTGCAGACACATAAGCAGTGTTGGTAATTGTCAATCCCTTTTCGGTATCAAGGCTGTGATACTCAAGCCTTGTGTAATAGTTGTCGCCGATCTTCTTAAATTCAGGAAAGATGACTTTTACAAGCCTATGCCTTGCGTCAAATTCAATCGGCACAAAGGCATTTGCGGAAATATACTGCACCTTGTCGCCGCCTAACGGTTTAATCACCATTGCGCCTGTTGCAAGTCCCGACTGCAATTCGGAGTTAAGGTCTTCCGTTGCGGTTTCAAAGATTTTCTGCAATTTATCATTGCTTACGCTTGCAGTCATTTCGTTAAGCGTGATGTTTGCAAACTCTCTTGTAATCGCCTGCTCAAGCCTTAAACTTATAACGCTGTCGGAAAGCCAAAAAGCCTGCCCCGCAAAGCATTTCTGCCACATTTCAATGCTTTGCATCATATCATCCGTAATCGCAAGTTTAACGCCCAAAGCCTGTTTAATATCCTTTAGAGGGAACATTCTCTGCCACACTCCTTTCAAAAAATTTATGAATTGCATTTCACACCGCCCTTATAAATCTTTTTATATCCCGTTCAAATGTGTATTCAAAACCGTCGAGGCTGTCGATGTCGGTTGAACCGTCGTCAAGTCTTTCGTCAACAAGTTTTTTATCATTCCATACAGCCTCGCACAATGCCGTTTTAAGCGTATCGCAGCCGTCAGTGTAAAAGAATCTGCCCGCGCCCATAAGTCGCAGCAGGCATTGAATACGGTCCTGTACGGGGTATTTGCGTGCGGGTCTGACTATGGTATTTGGGAAATGCTCTTCAAACGCTCGTTTAATGCCTCTGCCGAGCACGGTTTCGGCGTTATCCCAATACACAAAGTCAACAACACCGCACAAATCAAAAACAGACTGTGCAAAATTAATTGCCAGCCTGTCAATGTCGTTTCCGTCGTATTCACCGAAGTGCCGTTCGCTTTTCAACGCTATTAAATTATTGTAGCCTCTTGTCTTTGCCGTTGCCACAAATGCGTGACCCGATTTATTGCCGCCAAAGTCAATGCCGATTGTCACTTCTTCAAGTTCCGATTTCAAAAACTGCCTGTACGGTAAATCCGTGTTGATTTTATCGGTAATTCGGCAGTAAAAATTCTTTGGATTGTCGGCAAATCTGCGGTAAATCGCACCCTCTGCACGCACCCATTTCCCGAGTATAAGACGGTCATAGAAAATTGTACCCTCATATTCATTGCAAAGGTTCTTCACAAACTCCTCGGATAAGAATTTATTATCGAAAATCGTGTATTCCTGCAAATAAATATCTGCGTCACTGTCAATGAATTTCTTGAGCCAATGAGTTGGGTGTTCAGGGTTTAAACTGCCGTCAAAGCACGAATAAGGCTTGTCAAGTCGGGATTTAAGCATATTGAAAACATCTTCGTTCCACTTTGCAACCTCATCACCGTAAATATATTTTGCCGACGCACCCTGAATTTTAGCAACCTGACTGACCTTTTCCGCACCCAAACAATACACATCTTCACCGCACACCTTCGCAATGTTTCGGCTGTTGATTGTACCCACAATGTCGGAAGAGTAACGCTCACGCATAGGCTGTAAAACATTTCGCTCGATTGTTTCCTTTGACACTCCGATGATAAAGCACAAACCGTCTTTACCTATTCGCTCTCGAATACGCATAGGCACAATACAGGTGACATCAACAAAACTTTTGCCCGAACGCACCGCACCGCTTTTTATGTTCCAACGATGTGTAGCGTTTGCGATATATTCTTTTTGTTTAATCGTGTACGGCATTGTTTGTGCTCCTTTCTGCGTCATCTTTGATTTCTTTCAAAATGCTGTCGAGCTTGTCGAGTGCGGTCTTGTCGGTTTCCTCTTTTTGCTTATCCCGCCACTTGTCGGGGCGACGGTTTTTCAGCCAAAATATTTGTGCAGTAGTGTTGCCCTCAAGAGCAGAGGACAACAAAGCATTTTCAACTTCATAGTCCACAACCTCTTTGCCCTTTTTTAGGGACTCCGAAATCTCCGAATACTTTTTCTTCCACTCATAAAATGTTGATACTGTAATTCCTATATTCTTAGCTATCTGCTCATCGGTCAGACCGTCCCTTGCCCAGCCCTCAAGCAGTAGTAAATTTTCTTCTTTCAACCACTTTTCATACTTTCCTTTTGCCACCGTCACCACCTCTCTTTATGTAAAATAAGCAAAAGAAAAGAGAGTACTAAATGCACTCTCCATTAATCAGTATTAAGCGTTAAAGCATTAATTCTGTCATTCAATTCTATCAGTGTATTTTTCACATTTAGATAGTCTTTAGGTGCGAATCGTTTATCGTTCTTATTATGAAACATAAATTGAGATCATCTAGACAGCTCCTCTATGTATTTTTTATTCCGTAACTAGCGTTGTATTACGATTAAATTTATGATTATTAAGGTCAAACTTTAATTTATCGCTAACATTTTGCGTATTAGAAAGCAATCTTATTGAGTCTTCCATAGCATCTAACTTTGAATATATTGATTTCATCATAGATCTACCAAAAACAGCCTCATCAACTTTGGAATTATCTACAGTTGCATTTTCTAAATTTGCTATACTCATTAACGAAAATGAACCATTTGCATAAGTTTCCTTTATCGCATTAGCAATATCATCTTTTGCCTTAATAACATTTTCATACAATCTATCTCTCTTATAAAAAACAGTATTAATTCCTGCTACATCAAAAATTTTATCAGTAGCATCATCCTGTACCAAAACTACTTTTTTACCATAGGCTTGTCGAATTCCTAATTCATACATAACATTCGGATTTCTTGAACTTAAATCACAAATTGCCATATCACATTCAACTAAATTTTTCAAAATTTTTTTCATTATCGAATCACATATTTGATCGCTATCTGCTCTTATAGGTTCAAATCCTGCTATTTGGACAGCAGGAACAATTATCTGTTTGTATATTTTATCAAAATGACCTGCAGGATATTTTGGCTGGTCTGATATAGGCATTATAACAAAACAGGTTTTTACCTTATTTTCTTCGCTCATATGCAACTCTCCTTAGTTGTAATATATCACTAATCTATCATATTATTTGACACAATTCAACAGATTTTACATTTTTCTGTAAACCGCACAATTAAGAAAGTAATAATTTGTATAAAATAACCACACACAACACAGACCGCCCTCAAACGAGAGCGGTCTGCCGTTATTTTTTGAAAAAGGAGAACTACAAAATGCCTCTTATTATCGATTTCTTCATTTTATATTATACTGCACCTAAACCGAAAAACCGAACAACTTTTACCAACGGTGGCGGTTGCACATAATTCTTATGTTATCCGGTGTATTTATTCCGCCTGTATCAACTGCTATCTTCGCCCAGCTGTATCGCAAGCTAAGGTGCATAAACAAACAGTTCTCAACAAACTCGTCACGGGAGAGGCTGTTGAGCGCTGCGTTTCGGCGGATTTCAAGGTTTTGTATCTCTCTCTGAATATCTGCAATCTGCACCACCACATTGCCTACCTTGTCGGAGGTCTGACCTGACGGAACGATTCGTTCACCCAGCGTGCCTGCTGTGTTATCCGCCTCGGCAGAAATGCGTACTATCTTCGCCCTCAGTCTCGAAATCTCTCGGTTAATCTCCTTAATCTCTTTAGCCGTCAAGTTATCACCTCCAAATCATCAAGATAATCAGCCACAATGTCATATGCAAGCAACATTCCCTCACTTATGTAATAGTTTCTGTCTTTTCGACTTTTTCTGTTGTTAAGACTGTCCAACTTGTCCTGTTCACTTTCTATGCGTTCAGATATTTCAGCTTTTAATTCGTCAAGTGTCATTAATTTTCACCCTCCAGTCTTTTTTCAAGCCTCTCAATCTTTTTCTCTTTTCATTTATTCACTTCTTTATCACATTGAAACATTATCTTGCATTGTTCAAGCATAATTTCAACATCTGCCATTTCTTCAAAAATATTATCAACAGATTTCAAATCATCTTCAAGTGATATTTTTTCTTTAGTATAATTTAATCTTATAAGGCTTTTACACAAAGCCTGCGACAATTCAGACAACTCTTCGACCGTCTTTATCATCTGATTTTCCACACCGTATGTATTGATTGCTTTATACATAGTCTCTTTTGCGGTCATTCTTCTGCCTCACTTTCAAGCCATTGTTTTGTGCAGTCAATGCAGCTGCCGTTAAACTGATTTTCTTTCTCATAATAGTCCTCCTTATTTATAGTTCTTGGAGGGATAGCTTTTCACGCTCAAAATCCACAACTTTTTTCAAATTTTCTTTTTCAAAATAAAATATTACAGGTTCTTTTATTTCTCTGATTAAGCCGTATTTCTTAGCTAATCTAAAAATAAAACCCTTTTCCAGTCTTGATAGTATTTTACCTAATTGCTCTCTAAAATCTTCAACTGACATTGTAGATTTATAAAAATTACACATTCTGCAAGCAGGATTATAATTTTCAATATCGTTTGCACCGTCATACCAATACACGCTCTGTATATGGTCAACTTGCATTTCCTTTAACGCAAGTTCACAACCACAATAAGCACAATGACCATTATATTTTTGATATACTTTAAGCCTCGTATGTTTTGATATAGATTTTCTATTACTCATTCTATATTACTCCTTTAAAGTTCTGACTTTTTCGCCATATCTGCGAGTTTGACCTCTGAATAATATTTCTCTCATTTACTTTCACTCTCCTCAATAGGCTGATTCCAACACTTAACGCAGTCATCGTTGTTTCGGCAATCACCTGCACCCATAAGTCCCAATTCATAAGGACATATGCCTGTAGGCGTTCCGCCATCGCCAAGCGGAGCATTCGGATAATGTTTCAAAAATTCACTCAAATATGTTTTCTGCGGGTGTTCATCACTCCATTTCTGTACAATTGCGATTGCCTTTTCTGGATAACTCATTTCAAGGTTCGTGCACGAAATGCCTGTGCCATTATTTGAACTGCTCAAAGGGCAATCTGAACAGTCAAGTTTGCATATTACGTTCTTCTGTCGTTTCGTCATTCTCGACTTTTCAATAAAGTAATTTTCAGTTCTTGAACAATCAATCATTTTCTTTATCCTCCAAATCCATTTTTGCTCCGCAATGTGGGCAATAGTTTTCAAATTGATAACGGTTGTTAATGACTTGATAAACAACCTCTCTCCCGCAAGTTAAGCAGTATGCTTCCGCTTCACCTACTTTTCTTTCTTTCTTTTTTACCCACTTTGAGAGTTTAACTTCGTCAACAACTTTAAGTTTAATTTTTATACGACTGATTTTTTTAATGTGGGACAATCTAAAAACACAATTACTAACAACCTTATCCCCACAAGTGCAGAAATATCGTAACTTTGGTATTGACAAATTAGCGTCATTTTCAAAGGCTTTTTCACCTGTTTTATGTAAAATGCCCTCAATCACCGTTCCGTCAAAAAGTACGATTTCAACATATTTCCCTAAATGTCTTTCGAGTTCATATCTTGTCATAATTTTTACTCCTTTAAAAGTTCGGGGCTGTCATAGATATTGCCGATAACTTCAATATCTCTTGAACAATAGTGTCTGCCCAATCCATCATAGATTAAATTATACACAAATCCAAATTCAGTTTCATCAACATCGTACTGAACGATTCCATAGTCGTCACCATCCGAGCGGTAAAGAAAATCAATGATATCACCCTCAAAGATTTTCGTGCCATTCTTGTCAGTCATTCCTGTGTACTGACCTATTGTGTCGCTTTCGATATGCCACACATTTGAACTACCATTTTTGTACTGCTCTTTGATTACCAAGCCTCTGGGTTCAATACTCAAAAAGCCGTACTTCCATTCGTTCCCGAATTTTCCTCTGAATAATATTTCTCTCATTTATATTCTCCTTTTATTGTTCAGTATCGCATATTTCCTCTGAGCTTGCTTAATTCTCGCGGTTCTGCAGTCCTTACAAATGTCATTGCTTTTTCGTTCATAAAAGGTAATTCCACACCTTTTGCAGAATTGTGGTTCTATTCTATTAAATGATGTGCAGCTGTCACAGTCTTTTTCGTTTGCCGTGCAGCCTTTGACGCTGTCCCAGTGTGTGCAATATTCCTTCTGCCAGAAATCAGCGTACTCACTCTCAACATTTGAGTTCTCTTTCGCAACACATTTAATTTCACCTGCAAGCATAGATAACAAGACTTTTATCTTCTCCTTGTCCTCTTCAGACATAAACCTCTTGTATTTAATCGTCCTGTCCGGAAGATTATCGCCAAACTGACCATTGCCAATGTATGCTCTTACCTTATCAAGCCTTTCAGTCAAGTAATAGTCAAATACTCGACCTCTGATAGCTTTAACAGATTTGCCAAGCACATCTGACATTTCTTCATACTTATAGCCTGATTTAATCATTTCACCAAGCTTCTTAAATTCTTCAGCCGTCCACTTTATGTGATTATTTGCCTTAACTGGTCGCTCCTTAATATCAATGTCTAATATTCTTCTCTGTATTGCTCCTTCCGTTCTATTAAGCAGTATCGATAATTCTCTATAGCTATATTTATGTTCAGCAAGAAATTTCTTAAGTCGCTCATCTTCAACAGTAGTCCAAGGTGATGTAATAAATTTATAGCTGTGCCTTATATCAGTTCTTCGCTTTTTATCAACCCAATCAGGTTCTACACCAAGATAATACTTTTCAAATTTAGAGAAATTCAAAAAGCTCTGATTCTTGTATGCCCATTCCCAAAATTCATCAATATAAACTACCTCAAACTTTTCTTTCTGCCTGCAAATCGTATGTAAAGGAAGACCTCTATTTTGTGCCCAAGAAATTTTGATGTAACCTCCGCTACTTTGATTACCATAAACAGCTTCGCTCAAATATGATAAAGTTACATATCTTTCTCCACAGCTCAGAAAAGTTCCAAGCTTTAATTTATTAACTTTGTTAAGTACCGAATAAACAGAGCGTGATAAATGTTTTGTAATGTTTTTTACACTAACATTTCCCCACACATTCCGTAAGTAATCAACCTCTTCCTGCGTCCAGTTCCTTCTCATTTTTTACCTGCCTTTTCTTTTTTCCTGCTTTCTCGCTGTCCCACACGCTGTCTACATAATCGTCACTAAGTGTACTTTTGTAATTCACAGAGTTAAGATGTTTTTGTATGTGCATGTTATAACGACCGCTTGCTTTTGCTTCATTTAATATGCTTTGAACATCCTCTTCGCTTCTGTTCAAATCCGTTGCAATGCGTGATATCGAATCACCTCTGTATGTATATAAACATATTAAAAATTCTGTATCGGTTGTCGGCGGTCTATTTAACTGCTCTTTTCTGTGTAGCGCCGCCTCGGGTTTGGCTTTACTGACACAAGCTGAACAATATTTTGTTGTTTTTGCTCTTGCGGTAAATTCGTTACCGCATATTTGACATATAGCTGAATACATTTATTTCATCTCCTCCAAATCTTCAAGTCTGCAATACAACAATGCAGAATTAGCGTTTAAATCCTTTATTTCAGCCTGATAATAAAACTTTCCTGTTATGCCTCGTCTGATGATACAGCCTGTCAGAATGTATTTTGCGCCGTTGTAAAGCACCTTTCGCCCAAGACTGCGTTTAACCTGCGAGATGTTCATAACTGTTCAATCCTTATGTAAATGCCCGGCACATCTGCCCAAAACTTTTCGCATATCTCGCTTGCCACAAGTGCGTCATCTGTCCAAAATCCGCAGAGCGTCATACAGTCCTTGAGCATTTTTTGCAGGTTATCTGTGTCGGGTTTTGTAATACGATACTCACCGTCTTTGTGTCTGCCTTTTGGAAAAAGCCAGCTTACCCTCAGCCTTACACCACTATCATACGGCTTTAGCGGTCTATGCTGTTTTAGATGAGCCACAAGTAAAGCCTTAGCCGATTTTATTCTCGGTGAATCGTAAAATACCGGCTTGCCCTTAACGGTCCTTACTCTGCGTTCCTGAGCTGTTACAGTCGGCACTTTTTCCATTTTCATAAAAAATTCTGTTACTGATTTATCCATAGTAAAACCTCTGATTTCTGCTTTTATCCTTTGAAATGTAAATCTTATGCGTTCTTGTCATTTCGGCTATGCGGCTGCCTAATGCCTCGTCAATTGCCGCAATTTCGTTTATGGAAAGTTCGGAGCTTATCACTGTTGGCAGCTGCTCATTGTAGCGGTGGTTTATGATTTTAAAGGTTGTATTCACATCGGCGTTGCTTATTCCCTCGCCGCTGCGTGTTTTGAAAAAATCGTCAATATACAGCACACCGGCATTTTTTACATTGCTCATAAGTTTTTCGTACTGCTCAGCGTTTGTTACTGCTTGCTTAATAGCCGTTATGTCATCGCCCCAAAGCATATACCTTGCGGATCTGCCCTGCTTTAACAGCGAACCGATTATTGCGGTGCAAATATGCGTTTTACCGCAGCCCGACTGGCCGCCGATGTAAAACCAATCTACAGGATTGTTTGCGAAATCCTCGGCACATTTCTTTATGTAAGCCTGCCATTCGCTCTTGACAATATATGTTCCGAAATTGTACCTTTCAATCAGCCTTGCAAGTCCGCTTTTCTTAATTCTCTTAAGCTCTGCTCTCACCTTTAAGCACTCGCAGGGTCGGCTAACCACCTCAAAGGTTTCTGTACCGCAAAAATCCCTTTTTACTGTGCTGTATATCGTACCCTTGTTTTTGCATTTATCGCAGTCATAGCCTGTCAGCCTGCCTGTTTGCGCATTAAAAATATCCGCCTCTCGCTGTGCCTTTTCCTCTGCCGTAAGCTCAGAGTACAACCTCGCCTGTGTTAAACGCTCCTGTGCTCCGTTTTTTGGCAGGTACTTTTGAATTATTCTTTCGTATGCTGTCAACTTCATCACTCCTCTTTAATAACCAACGGTTTATATAATTCTCGATATCATCAAGTGTTTTTCTGCTGTCGGGGTGCAGCTCAAAATACTTAGACATCTTTACGAGTTCGTTTTCAACATCAATCAATGTGTAAATATTTTTAAAATTATTCAGCTGAGAAAATGTCACTTGATAAGTGCTTTCTTCTTTTAACAATAAAGAAATAAAAACATCGCTTTTCTTTTCTTTTTCTTTACTTTCCTTTACTTTACTTTTCTTTATGTCATTCTCGGCGAGATTATTCCCATTTTCGGAGAGATTATGCTCATTTTCGGGTACAATTATATAAGCCTTTGTTTCATCTTCTTTCAAAAGCCAGTAATCTTTATTAATTGTGCGACCTCGCTTAGAGCGTTTCTCAATAGCGTACATATACCGTTCTTGCATCATTTTGTTTGTCAGTATTCTCTCCCTATCAAACAGCCCGTTGTCAAACAGCCCAATTTGTAAGCAAAGCTGTACTACCTGTTTTACCGTATCTGATTTAATTCCACCGCTCATTCGTTTCGCTATTGCGGCCGCACTGGTTTTTTCTCGCCACTCATAGTAATAACCATTAGTGGCATATGCTTTCGTGCAAATATAGAAGAACACGCCAAAGCCGCTCCATCCCTGTGCATCGATAAGCACATCAAATCTCTCATCGTCATCGAAAATGTGAACATCCCAAGCGGCAAAGTCTAAACCTTGCTTTGGTTGTCCAGCCATTACATCACTCCTATTCAATTTAATCTTCGTGAGAATCTTCGTGAGTATGCATATAAATAAACGAGCTGTACTCGCACATATTTTTATAAAGCCATTCGTCCGCCTGCTGCTTTGATAAATGCGTTTTAAGCACTCTGTCCTCGTACATATAGCCGCCGCAGGCTGTTTTTTCTTTCATTCGTTTTATAATTTCGTCTTTATCGTAATTAGCCTCTATTAAATAGAGTTCGTAGCCCTTAGCTCTGATATGCTCAAGGCTGTTTGTATCTGTAGCGTAAATCACTCTGAATGTATCGCCATAGTTCGATTTAATAAAAATCTTCCACGCACAATTTTGCACATCATGTATGAGCATTTCGTTTTCAAATGTAACAGCTCCTATTTGGTACCATTTTCGTGGTTCTGTAATAAAAGAGCTTTTAAAAATAAAATCCGAACAGTCTTTATACAAAGCGCCTGCAAGGTAGCGGTTATATATCACCTTAATGCTCGGGTGCTCTGTGCAAAGCCTGCGTAATGTGCTTGTGTTTAAGTGGTCGCTGTGCCGATGCGTAAGAAAAATATATTTTATCCTATCGGCTAAAGCCGACAGTCGGCAGTAAGGCACACCGCAGTCAATCAAGATCTGATTATCAAGCAAAACCGCATTGCCTTTACTGCCTGTCGAGATTATTTTTAAGTTAATCATTCTGCAAGGTCGTCAATCGAAAACGGCTCACTTTCGACGGACATTACAGGCGGTTCTTCCTCAAACGGCGGTATATCGTCTAAATTCGGCTCTGTATCGTATTCCTCGCTCACCTCATAATCAACGCTGCCGTCGCTGTTAATTGCGTGTGTGTCAGCCTCAAAAGCATTTTGCATTTCCACGCTCATTACGCCCCACTTTGAAATAAGCTGTCTAAGCATTGTTTTCTTTGCCATACTGTCAAAATCCTTTGCCCAAAAGGTGTATGAAGTACCTTTATTTACATCGTTTTTGTAACCTGCCGAGTATCTGATAGCATGTTCTTTCATCTTCTCTTTGCTCCAATAAAGAGCCTTTTCGAAGCCGTTTATATATCTGAAACAAGCGTAATATCCAATGGTTTTTGCAACCGCTCTTTCGCTTTCATCTGAAATGAGTTTTACCTCAATTTCCTCCGTAAGCGGATTCCAACTAACAAGCTCACCCTCTTTAATTTCAACAACATTAAGTCGCTTGTACTGGCCGCTACGAATAGCAAGCTGAATATAGCCACGATAGCCGAGTACGAATGTAGCAACTGTTCTGTTGTTCTTTCTGTCGTTAAACGGCACCAAGTAATACTGTCCGAGCTGTGGTGACGGTGGAAGTCCGAGAGAGTGACCGCAGAGTGCCGCAGAAAGAATAGTACCGGCATCGCACTTTTCAAGTTCCTTGTTGGTACTTACTACGGAAGTAATTGCGGCTGAAAATTTCTGAATTTCCTTATGGCTTTTAAGTGAATTTGCAAGTGCCTGCTGAAATCCCTTCGTGCTAAGCATAGCCGAAAATTTGGGCTTTCCCTGCATTGCTGTGTTGCTTGATTTTGTCATATTATAATTACTCATATTTTAAACCTCTTTCATTAATTAACTGTTTTACCGCCAAGGCAAAGTCTTTAAGCTGTGTTTTTGTTCCGTAAACCGTAAAGCTAAGCGGATATCTTTTTTCATCTGCCTTTGCAGGCTGTTCTTCTTCAACCGGTGCGGCCACCTCGGTAGGAACATTAGCTGTAAACGGCTCATATTCCTTAATATTAATCTGCTCGTTAAGCTCTGCCTTTTTGCGTTCGAGCTGTTCTGCCTCTGCCCTTGCTTTTTCTTCTTCAATAGCCTTGTATCTTTCGGTTACGGAAGTTATTGCAGCAGATACATTCAAAGTTTGCTTGTACTCGTACAGAATTTCGTCTTTATGCTCCTGCACTGCAATGAGCTTTATGTCGTCCATAACCTTGTCAAGAAAAGCCTTGATTGTTTCTCTGAGCTTTTTAAGCGTAACCGTCATCGTAATGCTCAAGCCGACTTGCTCGTACTTTACAAAATCAATGCCGAGCGTTTGGGCGTACTCGTTAAAATACGCTTTTGATTTATCGTGCTTTTCCTGTTTAAGCCCTTGCTCGATAGCCTCAATCTTGCTCTTTAATGCTGAATCAGCTTTTTTATAAGGTGTGGAAATACACTCCTTATACACGCTTTCAAAATGCTCGTACGGTGTCATTACCTCGGACTTAACGGTTTTTCTCTGACTTTCAAACTCGGCAAGCTCTTTGTTGAGAGCCGAACGAATTTTCTTTACTTCCTTGTAATTCTCGTCCGTACAAACCATTGAACAAGCAACATTTACTTTGTGCTCGATTTCTGCCTTTACAGATTCAAGTTTTTCAATGATAATCGGTATCTGCTTAACTACAATAAGCTGCTCTGGTTCGTTTTCTGTAACCTCGGTAGGCTGAATAGCAACCTCATCAGCCTCGTCGGATGTTTCAAGTAAATTAACTGGTCCAATAATCTTAGTCATAATAATCTCCTTCTTCAATATCGTCTGATGACCATTCTTCCTCTGTAATCCCGTGGAATGCGTCAGCACATTCGCGAGAGCAGAAAATATCATCGTTTGTATCTCTAAAATAATTGTAATCGTATCTAAGTTCGTCATTGCACATTTTGCAATGACCCATTACAGGAGGCTCTGGGGCATTCGGGCAAGAAGCTTTGCAGGGCGAACTCAAACATAAATCACATGACTGCAATATTTTCATCCTCCTACTATTGATTTTTTTATTGTTTGTGATATAATAATAGTAGTTTAAATTTCTTTAGCTCTTATCCCACATTGCAAGGCTCACGCAATGTGGGATATTCTTTTGCAACTAAACAAATCAAACATTGTTGATGAATACCTTTCAGCTCTAATTTCTTCAAGTACAATCTGATTTAAATAATCACTTTTCAGTCTCAAACCATTTGCATCACCAAAACGATTTACTATAACTGCAAGTTTATTCTTTGCTTGTGCTCTTGCAATTTCAAATTCGCTTTCTGAACATATGTGACCGTTCCTGCTTATAAATTCAAGATATGTCATCCGTTACACCTCCTCATCAGATAAGGCACCTTTTAAGCACCTAATAAACTTCTTGCAATTGTGAGCCGCACGCTTAATGCCTGTTGCTCTATTGTTTAGCTTGTGCCTGTCAAGGCTTTCCTTGACTTCTGCAACATAGTTTAAAATGTCCTCAAGCCTTTCAGCCGTAACGGTGTCAAGTCCCTGCAAGACTATAACCTCGCCGTCTTTGATGCAGATTTGTAAGTTTTCAAGCTTACTCATATCCGTTTGCTCCTTTCTTGAGATTTTCGAGCAGTTCACGCTCTATAATCACACAGTCCCTCAGATAGCATTTTGTCTTGCTGTTAATGCCATAGACTGTATTATCATCTAAACAAATTGCTGTTTCGTATGATACTTTCATCATAAAGCGTCCTAAATCATCAGAGAACACATCTCCGATTTCAACCTCCTTAAACGAATACGATTTAGATTTGTTGATAATTACTTCCATCTTTTTTTATTCCCTCCTGCGTTTCGTTGTAAGCCTTTTCGAAGTAAGCCTTTGCGTCCTCTTTAGATATTCTCCACTCACCGAACATCTTTGCCGCCGGCAAAACGCCCGACTGTGCTTTTTTCTTTAAACAATCAACCGAGAACCCCCAAAGGGTTGCCAGCAACGGCAAATCTATGTAGAGTGGGACATCGTCCCAGTTGGTTACTGTTTTCTTAGATTTTGGCATATATACCCTCCTTATAAATTTATTGCCTTACACCTCTGTTATCCTCTGTAATTTTGTCTGATACGATTTCAACCTTTTCCACATTTGCAACGCTGAGTGCCAGCTTGAGCAGTACCACATCGCCTACTGTTCGGGTAATCTGATAGCTTGTAACATACGGGATTTCAGTACCGTCAATTTCAAGAAGAAACTTGTCCTTTGTGTCAATAAGTTTAAGTTTTGCCATTTTCTCACCTCCTCGATTTTTGTTGTATTATTTGTAATTAGATGTTACAATATTTTCAATACTATACTGAAAAATATGATTGAAGAACAAAAAGCTACTCATCAGTCGCAAACTTAAAATGAAAATCGAAAAACTCAAGCTGATTAATTGTATCTTGCAGTTCGTCAGCTTGTTTTTTTGCCTTATTTATAAGGCATTTAAACTCCTGAATATTTGCTTATGTGTGATAAAGAAGCAATAGAAGTGCAAAAAATTTTGCCGTTCCTATCCGACACTTGGCCATTGTGTCGGATAGGTCGGGCGGTTATTCGGGCAAGTCAATCTTGC